GTATGGAGTCGCCACAGGAATGCTAGCAGATCCAAAATCCGATGCTTTTCACTATCTTGAAGACGCGCCAATAAATTGGTGTCAGGGTTTTGCTGTACTCTCGTTCGACAGCGAAGGGCGCCTAGCTCCGCCAGAGTTATGCGAAGTGATTGAAGGACGAGCATTTTTTCGTGGGCAAATTGTAAAGGAGTGATTATGGACGATGTATTTGTGACGGTGGATTTGACCGAAACTGAGTACGACGCAGTAGTAGAGTGGCTAGGAGAAGAGCCGATTAATACGGGTCTTGGTGATCTGTATGATCGTTTAAATGCGTTGGCAAAAGCCAACGAAGACGACTCGCAGTAATGTTTGATTTGCTAGGCGGGGGTCTTCTTGGGTCAATCTTTGGGGGGCTATTCCGCCTAGCTCCTGAGATACTCAAACTGCTCGACAAAAAAAACGAGCGCGCACATGAACTCAACATGTTTCGACTGCAAACCGATTTGGAGAAACTGCGTGGCGAATTTCGTATCGAAGAACGGTATGTGGATTACTCCATCCAGCAATTGGATACGATCAAAGCGGCATTTAAGGAACAGCAGGAGACTGCAAAACAAGCGGGATGGTTTGTCTCGGCAATCAGCGCCCTTGTTAGACCAGGAATTACCTGGGCAGTCTTTGGTATGTATGCCTCTGTCAAGGCCGCAACCTTGGTCTTAGCGTTTCAGTCAAATGCGGAGTGGTATGAGGTAATAGTAAAAGTGTGGAACGAGGATGATTTTGCATTGTTTATGATGGTGGTGAGTTTCTATTTTATCGGTAGGCCAATAGAGAAGTACCAGCGGTGAAAGAAGCAATTGACCTTGCTTGTAATGTACTTATTAAACCATTTGAAGGTTTGGGCCGCCGACGTCCTGACGGTCTAGTGCAGGCTTATCCAGATCCGGGCTCTGGCGGCGCACCGTGGACCATAGGATACGGTTCAACAGGGCCGGACATTACGCCGCAAACCGTCTGGACAATGCAGCAGTGTGAGGAAGCTTTAGACCATCATGTGCAATATTTTCTTGGCGGTCTTTGTAAACTGTCGCCGACGCTGCCGAGCGCGGCCCCGCGCAGACTTGCCGCAGTTTTGTCATGGGCGTACAATTGCGGCCTAGGAAACTACAGGATTTCGACGTTTAAGAAACGTGTAGACGCGGGCGACTGGGAAGGCGCTGCAACAGAGTGCCTAAAATGGAATAAAGCAAGTGGTCGCGTGTTGCCAGGACTTACAAGAAGGAGGGCAGCAGAGGCTGCATTAATGAGGTAAAACGTGCCTTTAACCAAACTTCAACTTCGTCCTGGCGTAAATAAAGAAAACACCCGGTATACCAACGAGAACGGTTGGTATATATCGGAGAAAATACGTTTTCGCCAGGGCACGCCAGAAAAAATTGGCGGTTGGCAAAGAATTTCNNGGGTCCACATTTCTTGGCGTATGTCGCGCACTATGGAACTGGATAACCTTATCGTTTGAAAATTTGCTTGCAATTGGCACCAACCTTAAACTTTACATTGAACGTGGTGGGACGTATTACGATATTACGCCGCTGCGAGCTACAGAAACGCTGACCAATCCGTTTACGACGGTAAGCGGGTCTGCAGTGGTCACTGTTACGGACGCCACACACGGCGGGGCAACGGGAGATTTTGTAACCTTTTCAGGCGCAACATCACCGTTCAATGGATTAGATCTTAATAACAACTACCAGATAACCGTAACAGGAACAAACACTTATACGATTACTGCCGCCAATACAGCAAGCGCATCAGGATCTGGCGGAGGAACGGTTACAGCAAAATATGAAATTGATGCTGGTCCGGCTATCCAAGGCGGCGTGATTGGTTGGGGCGCTGGAGGCTGGGGTACAGGAACCTGGGGATTTGGTACAACAGGAACAGAATCCACGCGGTTGTGGCACATGCAGAACTGGGGAGAAGATCTTGTAGCGGTGTACCGAGGTGGGCCGTTGTACTACTGGGATGCTACAAGCGGGCTGTCGACGCGAGCTGCGTTGCTGTCAAGCATAGGCGGTGCAGTGACATTCACCTCGGCAAGCCCGACAGAACTTACCTTTGCAAGCGTGTTGTTGTCAGAAGGTACGGCACTCAAGTTTGCCGCTACCACATCAATGCCCACAGGAGTGACAGCAGGACTTGTGTACTACCTGCGTAATGTCAATGGCGCATCTGCAAATATTTCATCATCCCCGACTGGCGCGTTGGTCAATACGTCGTCAACTGGCAGCGGGGTGTATATCTCTAACATAGAAGACGTACCATCAAAAAACAATAATTTCCTGATTTCCGATGTGTACCGATTTTGCTTGACCTTTGGTACAACAGAATACGGTAGCGCAACACTTGACCCGATGCTGATTCGCTGGTCAAACCAGGAGTCGCTTCTTGACTGGGCGCCGGCATCTGCAAATCAGGCGGGGTCGTTGCGACTATCACACGGCTCAGAAATTATCACAGCAATACAAACGCGCCAGGAAATTCTGGTATTTACAGATCAAGCCATTTATTCGTTGCAATATCTTGGCACGCCGCTTGTATGGGGCGCCCAAATGATGGGAGACAACATCTCCATTATTTCGCAAAACAGCACAGTCGTTGCATCGGGTGTGGTCTACTGGATGGGTGTAGACAAGTTCTATAAATACGATGGCCGACTGCAAACAATGAAATGCGATCTTAGACGGCATGTATTTTCAAACATCAATACATCCCAGGTTGATCAAATTTTTGCAGGAACAAACGAAGGGTTTACAGAAATTTGGTGGTTTTATTGTTCTGTAAACTCTACAGTCATTGACCAATATGTTGTGTACAACTACCTTGAAGACATTTGGTATTATGGAACACTCGGTCGCACCGCCTGGAGTGACTCGGGATTGCGAGAATACCCGCAAGCAGCAACCTACGCCAACAACATCGTGCAGCACGAAAGTGGTGTAGATGACAACACTACAGGAACGCCTGTGCCCATTCATGCCTACATTGAATCGGCAGAATTTGACATTGAAGACGGCCAGAGCCTTGGGTTTGTCTACCGTATCGTTCCAGACATTACCTTTGACGGTTCCACGGCGGCATCGCCACAAGTAACCATGACTTTGATCCCCATGATGAACTCAGGATCAGGATACAATAGTCCGCAGTCCGAGGGTGGATCAAGTTCTGCAATTATTGCACGGTCTACGACGTTGAACATTGAGCGATTCACAGGGCAAGTGTATGTAAGAGTGCGCGGCAGGCAGATGATCATGAAGATTGAATCCAACCAATTGGGCACCACATGGCAACTTGGCTCACCGCGGATTGATGTGCGTAAAGACGGCAGGGCAACCGGGCAAGGCGCATGAGTTACATCAAACAAGTTGGCGTGCCAAGTTTTCCCACGCCGCCAAAACTGTACGATGATGTATATCAAGGGCAGTTGCTGAATGTTTTGCGGTTGTATCTGTTAAGAACCAATACCAACCTATCAAGTATTTTTGGCGATTTTGGCGGCAGGTTTTTTGATTTCCCGTATGGTTCTTTTTATGATACTACCGACCAAACCGCAGCAAGTACCAGCACCGCGTATGCAATAACGCTTAATAGTACAGCAGCGTCAAATGGAATAGTAATCAGAAATTCCTCACAAATTACTTTTGAATACACAGGAATTTACAACATACAATTTAGCTTGCAGCTTGTAAACTTTGCAAACAGTTCAGAAGATATTGATGTCTGGTTCAGGAAAAATGGCACTGACTTGGACAATTCCAATACACGGTTTGGGTTGGCAGCAAGAAAATCTTCATCCGATCCTTTTCATATAGTGGCGGCATTGAATTTCATAGTGTCGGCAATTGCTGGAGATTATGTGCAACTGATGTGGTGTTCTACAGAAGCCTTTAGCGGCGCAAGCACAGGCGCATATATAGAACACTACAATGCATCATCAAGCCCTACGCGACCAGCTATACCATCGGCAATAGTCACGGCAACATTTATATCGCAGGAGTAAATCATGGCTTTTGGCGGCGACGGCGATTCGGACGTTATTGACGAATATAATGTAACAGGCGGGGCCGGAACACAAATTCCACGAGATGATGCGTGGTTTTGGGAAATGATTGGTATTGATCCAGCAAGCATTTCAGGAACTGGGTCAACGACTACCGGAACTGGGTCAACCACCGCAGGGCCGTCGGCGGGAAATATTTTGTCACGATTTTTGTCGGGGACAAGCACATCATCGGACAAAGGACTTGCAACTTTAGGGTTTGGTTTGGCATCTCTTGCAGCAGCATTGCGCAATACGCCGCCAGAAGTGAAGATCCCGAAGTATCAGGTAGCGCCTGTGTACAACCGCGCTTTGACGGCCCCGATGTTGCCGCCGCAACCGCCAAATCGACAAAGCGAATCAGGCCAAAATATTTACAACCCTATGGTAGGGTTGCCGTTATTTTTTAATCCCAATCCCTTTCAATTTAATCCTACCGAAGCGGCAAAACGGTATGGCCCAACGCCCGAAGAAATTGCACAGGGGTATCAAGGGTATGTGTCAGGACTAGAACGGCTGTACAACACCCTTGGAACTCAGCCAGAAATTACGATGGAAACCAAAAAACAATCGGGCGGGTATCTTGATGGCCCTGGTGATGGAATGTCTGACGACATTGATGCGTTTATTGAAGGCGGGCAAGTAAAACAACCTGCGAAATTGTCCCAGGGAGAGTTTGTTATTCCTGCTGATGTAGTATCAGGATTGGGCAATGGGTCGAGCAAAGCAGGAGCAAAAGAACTGTATGCTCTGATGGAGCGTGTAAGAACAGCGCGGCATGGCACCACAAAACAACCCCCCGCGATTGATGCCGAGGAAGTTGTAGGAAATGTTTGAACAGGAATGGCAACGGTGTTCCCCGTGGTTGCAAGATGCTCTTGACCACGCGGGCAATCTTTTTTCCCTTGATGATGTGCGACAAGCTGTTCTTGAGGGCAAAGCGATTTTTCTTCCAGGTATTGACGCTGCAATAATTGCAGAGATTCGACAGTATCCACAAAAGCGTGTGTACAATTGCTGGTTGGCTGGCGGCAGCCTGGAGGAGTTGACGAAAGCATTTGCGCCGGCTGTGCGGTTATACGCCAAGCGGGCAGGCTGTGATGTCATTACGATTCAAGGCCGCATGGGTTGGAAGCGCATTTTTAATGCGAAGCAACTTGCGGTAACATTTGCAGAAGAGGTGAAGCCATGAGCCTTGGCGGTCCAGCGCAAACAATCACGCAAAGCGCACCAGAATACCAACTGCCCTACATTGCGGATCTGTACCGCATGGGGCAGCAAATTGCGTATACCCCGTATACGCCGTATACCATGCCGCGCATTGCAGAAACCGCAGGGACATATCAACAAGGCGCAGAGCTTGCTCAAAACATCGCAAGATCCCCAGGCATCTTGGGGTCGTTCAATGTAGACGGCAAAAATGTAGGGGTCATGCAGGCATACATGAACCCCTACCAACAGGGCGTTATTGATGTGGCAAAACAAGGCGCCACAAGAGAATACCAGCAAGGCCTTAACCAGATTCGCGCACAAGCAGCACAGCGCGGCGCGTTTGGCGGATCACGGCAAGCGATTGCAGAAGCAGAAATGTTGCGCAATCTTGGTACACAGTTGGGCAATATTCAAATGCAAGGCAGCGCACAAGCATTTGACAAAGCAGGCCAACTCTACCAACAAGATCTAGGCAACCAAATGATGAAGGCGCAAAACCTTCAGCAACTTGGTTTGCAGGATGAGGCACGCCGACAGCGCGATCTGGATCTTGCCTATCAAGAGTTTGAAAAGCAACGCATGTACCCCGTAGAGCGCGCAAACGCGTACAGAGATATAATTTTTGGAGACCGCCAGCCAGCAACACGTTCTCAATATGATGCACCGCCAAATCCGTTTGTACAAACTCTTGGATTGGCAAGCCTGCTTTATGGAGGTATGCGATGATGCAACAAGCTGTCGGTCTTGCTCCAGACATCAATGTACTGGAGGCAATGAATATTTTCAAAAATTTCCCTGATGAAGAATTGCCAAAGTATCGCAACGATCCCAAGTTAGCATTGTTTGCTGCTGCCGAAATGGATCGCCGTTTGCGCGTTCGCAAGGATTTCATGGCGCGGCAACAAAAAGATACCCGCCCGGTGGTGGATCAATTGCAGTCCCAACTAGGGCTGCAAAGTATTATGCCCGCGGCACAACCTATGCCACCGCAAATGCAGCAACCCGAACAAACTCCGCAACTGCCACAGATGCCAACCATGATGGCAGGCGGCGGGCCGGTGGCGTTTCAAACCGGTGGAGGTATTTTTGACAGATTTTTGCAGTGGGCGTCGGAGTTGGCGCCTCCGACAGTAAATCTTATTGGCGCGGTAGAAAAACCAAAACCAGTGGCACAAACAACAGAACCAAAGAAATCAGAACAAACAGCTACGCCAATTATAAAACCGCAAGCCGCCCCGCCTGCAACAGCGGCGCCAGCAGCAGCACAAAACCCAGCATCAGTATTAGACATGCTGGATCGGCTAGCAGGTCGTTATGCGTTAGAAACCCCTACACCTACAGATCCGGCGAAAATCCGCAAAGATGCAGAAGCAGAAGAAGAATATTTGCGCAAAAAATTTCCCGATAAAGTAAGTCCGATGGCAGAAGCTTTAGCCAATGAATTAAGTACGCAGATAAGCCCTGAAGATGCAAGACGGCAAGCGTTTATGCAGGCGGCAATTGCAGGGCTTGGCTATCAAGGAAGGGATTTTGGTGGCGGCCTTGCAGGAATGCTGGAAGGATATCAAACCAGCAAACTGGGTTCTGAGAAGGCAAACAAAGAAGCCCGCGTGGCAGCACAAAAAGCACGGCTTGCGGCAGAAGAATACAAAAGTGCAATAGAACGCAAAGATTATGAATCTGCAAAGATGTATGCATTAGAACTGGAAAAATATCGGCTACAAGTTATTGAAGCAAAAAACAAAGCTACAGTTGGCAAACTTGGTATCATGGGCCAAATTGGCCAAATGCTGCCAAAACCCGCAAAACCAAAGGACGTATCATTCAAAGATCAGTTTACGCTTAACAAAGAAGTATTAGAGCTTGCCATGCCAGAGATACAAAGACTGGAAAAAAGCTACGATGATGAAGCCAAAAAATTCTTTTCCCCGAAAGTGAAAAAGAATTGGCGTCAAGATCCGGCAGCAATGGCAATATTTAATGCCGAAAAACAGGCTATTATTAACCGCATACGAAGTCAACTAGATCCAAGATATAGTGAGGCACCAGCACAAGCACTTTCGCCCGACCAGATTCAGCGTTTGCGTGAAAAAGGTAAATAAGTGATTGTTGATGTTCCAAATCTTGGAAGGTTTCGTCTTCCAGAAGGATTGTCAGAATCTGATGTGCGGTTGTTGTTGCGCGGTTTATACCGTGAGGCTGGTGTTGAATACCCCGATGTCCGCACCTACGGGGAAAAATTCCAAGCCGGCCTGAGCCGTGGCGCACAACAGTTATTGGTGTCTGCAACCAACGATCTTCCGGCGCTGGGATTGGCGGCGTTGGCAGATGCCGGGTTTGGAGGATATCAAGACAAAGCGCGGCAATTCCTGGAAGAAGGCGCAGCAAAGTATGCGCAGATTGAGGCCGACTATCCAACGGCGCATCCAGATATTTTGCAAGCCAAAGGCCCAGGGGATGTTCTAGGGTTTGCAGTAGAAAACATAGGCCAAGGACTGCCAAGCATTCTATCCATGATTGGCACAGGCGGGGTGGGAGGACTTGCTGCAAGAAAGCTTGCAATGCGGTCTGCCAATCAAATGATTGAGGAGCAACTCAAACGAGGAGTTGCCGCCGATGCACTCAAGCGGATGGGAGAAAAAGAGATTGCGCGGCGCACCATGTTGGGCGCAGGGATTGGCGCAGGCGGCACATCATTTGCCCAGGCAGCACCCGAAGCATTCCGCACGATCTACGAAGAAACAAAACAGCTGGCCCCCGAGGAAGCAATCATTGCAGGCGGAATCAATGCGATGCTTGATTCGCTTGTGCCGGCCAAAGTGCTGGGCGAGCTTGGCCTTTTTGGCCGCATGAAACTTACAGAACAAGTCGCCAAGAAATCTGGTTTCTTGCCAACCGCCGCAAGGGTTGGCGCAGAAGCTATGAAAACCGCAGGAATTGAAGGGCTGACAGAAGCAACACAAACCTTTGTCAACAATGTTGCGGTCAAATTTATTGACTCCAACTTTGATGTCTTTAGCCCAGAAAATGTACGCAAGTACGTCAACAGTTTTGCCGCAGGCGTATCGGCGGGGTCGGTTCCTGGCGCAGTAGGCGCAACTTTCAAGGAGTTT